CCTCGAAATCCTCTTCAGGCATGCGGACAAAGCCCGCATCCTTGTGCGGTGGGGTCATGGTGTGGTTCCTTGTGATGGTTTTGGGTCAGGCCGCCGGCGCGGTCGGCAGCAAGTACTGGATCGCGATACGGACATCCCCGCCGGTGAAGTTGCCGCCATTGGCGGTGAGCACAATCGGCGTGGGTGCATAAAACGCCTGCGGGCCGATGACCCCGACATTGGTGCTGCCGGCGGCGATCCCGAGACTGCCGCCAAACTTGGCGGGTGTGCCGGCAATGCCGCAATCATATGAGGTGGCACCGGTGATCGCCGTCACCGTCCGAGTCGAGACCGCCAGCACGATGGCCCGGTCGGGAATGGCGATGGTGGAGGTGACGCTGGCACCGGAAAGGCTTGCTAGCAATTCTTCCGCCGTCACGATATCGATGGCGGAACTGGCTGGCCCCTTGGTGACGCGAACCGAAGCGGCGCGCCTCAGAAGTGCCATGGCCACGTCCAGCCCGCTCCAGGCGCTGCCGGTCCAGACCAGCGCCGAGCCTGACGCCTGGTCCCAGGCCAGCCAGCCTGTCTGGGGGATCAGGCGCAACCACGCCCCTCCAGAAAACAGCGCAACGGAATCGTCCCAGCCGGCCCATGCGCCGGTAGCCCCTGCAACTACAATGTAGCGATCCCCCTCGGCCGGGGTTGTTGGCGGCGCGGTCAGCGTCGAGGAAATCACCGAGAGCTGCACAAGCCCGTCGAGCCGGGACAGCGCCTCGTTGACGGTGACGTGCTTCTGGGCCTGGGCGGCGGCGAGCAGCGGCAGGGTGAGGTTGGGGGTGGTCATAGCGCCTCCGAAATCGTGAGGGTGGTGGAACAGGGCACGCCGCGACCCAGCGCTCCGATCTGATAAATGCGCAGATCAACGCTGCTGACAGGTCCGCCGAAGTCGGCGGTCTGCAGGACGGTGGTGTAGGTGAAAGCCGGGCTGGTCAGGCCGGTGACAGCGCGCACCACCGTCCCGCCGCTCAATATCTCCAGATCATAGCTTTCCGATGCCTCGGACATGGGCGCATCGGCCAGCACCCAGCTGTCGGCCGAGAGCGCCCGGTCGCGGCGGATCCAGCGGATCGCGAGATCTCCGTTCGCCTCGCGCCGCATGCGTGCCTGTGCCGGCGCAAAGGGCATCAGCCCACGCCCCGAGGGAGTGAAGGTCAGCGCCTGCATGATGGCATCCGTCGGCGCCGCATTGCCCGGCCCGGCGCGCCAGTTCCAGGGCAGGCCGAGATCGGCCTCGCTGATCGGCAGAGATTGCACCGCATTGTCCAACACCACCACCCGCGCCCCTGCCGGGGTCGGGTTGCCCATCGCATCTTCCGTGCCCCGCTGCCCGCGCAGCAGGCGGGTGAGCTTGTAGCGGCCGGTCGAGATCAGCTCGGCATTGCCGAACTGGACGATCTCCCAGACACCCGGTGCGCTTTCCACGGCCAGTGCATTGGCGCCGTTGAGCAGTTCGGTATCGGTAACGCTGACCAGCGCGCCGGAAGAAAGATCGACCAGCAGTTCGCTGCCTGCATCAAACCGCCATAGGGGCCCGGTGGGCAAGTCGGCTGCCAATGTTCCCATCTTCGCAGGCGTGTCTACGGTATCGAGCAAAGCAAAGCCGGATGTGCTGGCGCTGCGCCAGACGGCGGCGGTACCGTACCAGGGCCTGCCAAACACCGCCGCATAGGGCCGATGCGCTGGCACAACATCCGAGATCTGAGGCAGATCCATCAAGGCCACCTCGGCCGGGCCAAAGACGGTCGGGCTGGGCAAGGACGCCGGCCGGTATTGCCCGGGCGGCAGATCATAGATCTTTGCATCGGTGCGGATCGCCTCGATCGCTCTTGCCCCGGCATCCGCAATGCGGGTGATACGGTAATCGATCAGGCGCCCGTCATGGCTGAGACTGATCACATCCCCCGGATCCAGCCGCAACAGCGAGGACGGCAGCTTTGTCGTCAGTGTCTCGCGCCCGACCCAGGCCTCCATCAGCGCCCGGCGGCAGCGCCGGTCGGCTTCTTCCAGAGAGACGGCCAGCGGAAAGCTTTCCGAGGAAACGCGCGCGGCCTGCACTGTGGTCCGGCGTGCCTCAACCGTGGCGGCATCAAATTCCTCGTCGGCCCGCACCAGTTGCCATTTGAGCGCCTGGGGCAGTTCGGTCTCCTGGCTCCGGGTCAGTTCCATGACCTCGGCTTGCCCATTGCCGACCATCTGATCCGGCGCGATGGTCAGGGCCGCCGCCCGGCCACGCGTGCGAAACACGATCTTGCCGCCGGTCTCGATGGCATCGAAGCCGAAATGCCGCGCAAGCGTACCTATGGACGCGCGCGGGCTTTCCAGCGCGGAGACGACAAAGCCCGGCACGATGTCGGAAAGCTCCGAAACATCCACCTGTGTGTCCGGCAGCCCCGCTGCCCGACAGATATCCCGCACCAGCGCCCCGAGCCCGACTGCCCCGAGCCTGCCGGTCAGCCAGTGCCCCAGCCGCCAGTTCGGGGCGTCCGTCCAGATATCCTCGCGCGCCGGAAAGTCCGGGAACGGGCGCGCATCCCAGGTCCAGACCGCTGCCTCACCCATCGCGATCATCGGCTTGCCGGTGACATTCGAGACAGGGTTGTTCACCGGCTCGTTCCAGTACTCCAACATGGCCTCGAGATAGCGCCGCTGCAGCGCCTCGTCCTGCCAGCCACGGGAGAAATACGGCAGCGCGCTTTCGGACGACTTCGGGTCAAAAAACACGTTGGGCTGGTTGGTGCCGCGATCGACCGCCGGGCTGCCGAGTTCGGTGAAACGGATCGGCTTGCTCTCGGGTACCCAGTCGGTGGGGGTGGGGTTCTCGACACCGCCGGGGCGCTCAAAGTGCACATTGCTCCACCACGCCCGGATGTCCTTGGGGCGAAACACCCAGGGCTTGCCGTAGGCGGTATCGGTGATCGGGGTGCGGGTCTGGGCGTCGCGATCTGCGCCTGAGGCATAGAACCAGTCGAACTGCTCCCCGCCCTCGATGTTGGCCCTGAGATAGGCGAGATCCCGGACCCCGGCCCAGCCGGCCTGCGCATCCAGATGACCCAACCCATCCCGCCAGTCCGAAATCGGCAGGTAGTTGTCGATGCCGATGAAATGCACGTCCCCCGAGGCCCAGAGCGGGTCAAGGTGAAAGAACACGTCGTTCGAGCCATCCTTCGGCTGGTGGCCGAAATACTCGGACCAGTCGGCAGCGTAGCCAATGAGACCCGAGGTGACGGCGGCATTGGCCAGCGAGAACTGTACGGACGGGTTGGAAACCGTGATCCCATCGGTCATGATGATCTGCAGCTGCACCCAGCGGCTGCCCGGCGGAACGGTTCCACTGCCGCTGGTGGTCGCGACAGTGTTGGTTGCATCCGAATAAGTGCGCTGGTCGAAAATCAGCGGCGCAAAGCCGGGCATAAAATCCGGCGCACCGTTTGCGTCCGGCAAGCCGAAGGCGCGCAGCTGCAAATATGGCCCACCCCAGACGAAGTTTTGGATGGCCGAGAAATCCAGCGTAACCCCGCCCACATCGATATCGGCGGCCGAGATGCCCAGCGCCAGCAGGTCGATATTGACCAGCACCGTGCCGCCCGAACTGGCGGTGCCATCAAGCGTGGTCTGCGAAGTGGCATTCGGCATGGCCCCGAACACATCGGGGAAGGTCGCCCAAGCGGTGCCGCCGTAATCGATGACCCCGGACGGCTCGTCGCCTGGAAAGGCAGGCAGCTGCGTGAGCGGCTGGAAGGCGACGGCAAAGGGAAACAGGCCGGTAGACACCGTGACGAGATTGGCGACATCCCCGGCAAGGCGCTTGAGTTCCGCAACGGCCGGGTATGTACTTGCTCCATCGCGGATGGTGGTCAGGCCCTTGAGTTCGGAGCCCAGCAGAAAGGCATCGACCCCGCCGGCGGCCGCGCAGAGATGGGCGTAATGCAGGATGAAACGCCGATAGCCCCAGTCATTACCGCTACCAATCCACGAAACCGTCTCGCCGCTCACAGAGAAATCAGCCGCGGACGCATTCCCGAAAAACGCCGACACCTGCGTGCCCGCCGCCGCGGTCTGGTCCACGGTGCCGGCAAACCCCGCCGCCGGCGAGCAGGTAATCCGACCGCGCCAGGGATAGGCATCCTGACCCACCCCCGCGGCATTGTCGGAATACGGGTTCGGCAGGGTGTTGCCGGCCGGAATGTCCATCAGCAGAAACGGATAGAAGGTCACGCGCAGGCCGCGGGCGCGGATATCCCTGATGGCCTCGACAATGGTTGCGTCCGACGGCGTGCCGCCGAAGGCCAGCTTGCCGGTGCTGTCCGTGCTGATCTGATGGGCATTTGCCCGGCTTACCCCGTTCACCGACCATGAGACGGGGGTGGTCTGTTTTGTGGCATTCTCGACGCCCGGCATGATCTGGCAATTGCCTGCGCGCAGGTCAGTGCCGAACCACGAGACCACCAGGGAGATGCTTTCGATGTTGGGTGCGGCTGCTTGCATCTGGTCCAGCGCGGCAACAATATCCGGCACGCCGTTGGTCGTGTGCACATTCTCGGAGGCAGTCATTCCGCCTGACCCGCGTGAAACCGGCGTTGTGCCATAGACGAACTCGCCGGTGCCGGGGATCAGCGTCACCGCCTTCAGCATGCCCTCGACCGAGTCGACTTCCACCAGCGGGCGAAACACCTCAAAGGACAGCTGCGGGATGCGGTTGCCGAAGGGCGTCAGGTCGAGCTCCTCGAACACCACGTAAGCCGTGCCCCGATAGGCCGGCGCATTGCCCGTGCCCATCTTCGCTTCGATGAACGGGTCCGGTTGCTGCGCCTCATCGCCCTTGTAAAGCCGCCAGGTCACCCCCGACAGATCCAGCGGCTTGCCGTCCGCCCAGACCCTACCGATGCCGGAAATCGGCCCTTCGCACAGCGCCACGGCAAAGGACGTCGTGTAGGTATAACTGGTGGTGGTGACCTTCGGCCCACCGCCCTTGCCCGCGCCTCTCGTGGTGGTGTTGACATGCTCGGTGAAATCCGTGGCCCATATGATGTTGCCGCCCAGCCGCATGCGGCCCCAGAGGCGGGGAATGACGGCGCCTTCGGTCGAGGTGGTGACCGCGAGGTTCTCGAGCCGCGCGCCCTCGATCCGCTGGCCGGGCGTCAGGGATGATACGATCCAGCTGTCCACGAGCGTTCCCGCGAACGAGCCCACCGCCCCGCCGATGGTGGCAGCTGACACGCCAAGGATGGACCCGCCGATGGATGCGCCCAGCGCGGAACCGGCAGAAGCAAGGAGGATCGAGGCCATGGGTCAGCTCACGGGAAAGCGGAAGGCAAAGGCGATGCGGCGGCGCCAGGGGTCGGTCAGGGATTCCTCGATGACCCCAGTGCGCTCATAGGCATGAATGAAACGGGTATGCCCGCCGCGGTACGAGCGCGTACTGCGGCGGTGCGAGCGCGCACCCCGGGCGGTATGGGACGACAGGATGCCCGCGTGCTTGGCAATCGCGCCGGCGCGCATGCGGAACAGCACCACATCGCCGGTGCGGGCGGCATCTATTGGCAGTTCGATCATCGCCGCCCGTGCGGCTTCCGCCAGGACTTCATGCGGTCCCGCTTCGCCCCAATCGCGGGAATAGGGCGGCACGGGCATCGGTTCCGGCCCCACCACCTCGCGCCAGACGCCCCGGATCAGGCCGAGGCAGTCGCAGCCCACACCCTTGACGCTTGCCTGGTCGTGATAGGGGGTGCCAAGCCATGAACGGGCGGCCCTGACGATGCGGGCGGGCATGATGCGGGCGTCCCCACTCGTCACAGCACGGCCCCCGTATTGGTATCGCCCTTCGCGGCATAGCGGATCACGGTGTCCTGGCCCGGAATATGGGGGAAGCCGCGGAAGTTCGCGGCATTGGCGAACTTGGCCTTGCAGGTCTCAAACCGCTTGTCGCAACCGGCGGTGATGTCGAAGCTGTCGCCCGCGGCAATCGCCAGCACCGGGGCCTCGAGCAAGGTGACGGCGACCTCGGTCGCGCCGACCTCATGGGTCAGAACCTCGACCTTGCGGCTCGCATTCGCACCGCCCGTCCAGGTCAGCATGCCCAGCGCGAACCAGCCGTCGGCATAGGCCGCGAGGCCGGACACCGTGAAGCTCCGGTCGCCGTCGACCGTCACCACCGTGCCGGAGCCTTTGAAGGCCGGATCATTCAGATTCACCCCGCAGCGCACGTCGCCCAGCGCCGCATCACAGGTTGCCTGGAAGGTCCGCCCGACGGTCTGGCCCAGAACATGCGAAAGCGAGCGCATCTCGGCCACGAACTGCACCCGGCCCCGGCGCACCTGCCCGATGGCGCCCCGGCGCATCAGCACGCGCTGCGCCGTGTCCTGCCAGTTCGCCCGCCAGATCTCGACCTCGGCATTGTCCCAGCGCCCGTCTAGGATGTCCATCTCGGTGATCGTCGTGGAGGTCAGCACGCCCTCGGCGTCCTGCGCATCGACCGAGAGGTCCGAGCCCGTGCGAATCTCCGACGCGGTGAATCCACTCTCGGGCTCGAACATGGTGCCATCGAACATCAGCGGCAGGTCGTGATCGGTGAAGCCGAAGACCTTTCCGTCGGCGCGGGTCAGACGCCAGCACCAGGCAAGCGTGGTGGTGCCGGTGTCAAGGTGGGCCTGCAGGCCGGCGGGGAGGGTCTTCATCGCGTCCTCCCGCAGCCGGCGTCGATCATGCGGATCAGGCGTGCGCCAGTCCTGAGCGAGTTCGGCCCGCCATCTTCTGCGAGCGCTGCCGCATGCGCCGCGATGGGGCGCTCAAGCCCCGCGCAGAGGGCCGATTCACTGACGGCCACGCGCGCGCAGCCAGTCGCGAAGAACAGCGGGATCATCGCCCATGTCAGTCGCCGCATCATCCATCCTCCGTCGCGTTGCGTCCGCCGCTTCCCGATCCTGGCGCGCGCGGCGTGCCCGTTCCTCGGCCACGCCCCGCTTGCGTGCCTGCCGGACCAGGGCGGCAATACCGGCGATGGCACCGAGGAGCCCGAACAACAGCGCCACGATCTCATTCATCGCCTCGGAACCCCCGTTCCAGCCGGTCGCGCAGACCGATCAGACCGAGGCCGAGGAAGATCAGCCCGGCGGGCGAGGCATCGCCGGAGCCTGCGAGCAGGGCCACGAGACGGGACAGTTCGCCGAGCGGACCGGTTGTGGGCAACGCGACGGTGGCAATGCCGGTGAGCA